AAGCTGGCAAATTCCAGAACAAACGTTTGACGCAGGAGCTATGGGCGTGATAAGATGTCTTGAGGCGATTCATAAGCACTCTCCTTCTTGCAGATTTTATAATGCTGGAAGCTCTGAAGAGTTTGGAGATGTAAAGTATGCTCCTCAAGATGAAAAACATCCTCTTTCGCCAAGATCTCCTTATGGTGCTGCAAAATGTGCCGCAAGACATATTGTTAAAGTGTATCGTGAGTCTTATAATCTTTTTGCAATTCAAGGATATCTTTTTAATCACGAATCTCCAAGAAGAGGAGAAGAGTTTGTAACTAGAAAAGTTACTAAAGGCGTAGCAAGAATCATCAAAGCTATCAACAAAGGAGAATCATTTGAACCAATTCGTCTTGGAAATGTTGATGCAAAGAGAGACTGGAGCCATGCTTTTGATTTCGTAGACGGTGTTTGGAAGATGTTAAATCAAGAAAAGCCAAACGAATACGTTCTCTCTAGCAATGAAACTCATACAATTAGAGAATTTATTGAGCTTGCTTTTAAAGAAGTAGGAGTAGAAGGTTTCTGGCACGGACAAGGCACTAATGAAGAATATTCTATTTCGACTGAATACGCCATCAGGAACGAAGTCAACTCATCTGTACTGGTCAAAATCGATCCAAAGTTCTTTCGCCCAGCAGAAGTTGAGCTTTTGCTTGGTGACTCAAATAGAGCTAGACAAGAACTTGGCTGGAATCCAAAATGGTCCTTCCGCCAATTAGTAAAGGATATGGTCGCTTCTGATTTGAACTCTTAAAATGGCAAATTGTAAAGACATTGTTGTAAAATTTGTAAAAGAAGGACATATAGACTGGTCTAGGGATATGAAAGCCGCTTCAAGGCTTTTGAAAAAATTCCCTAATAAGGATTTTTGGGATTGGGTCGAGCCTTATCCCTTGGTTCCTAATCTTCACTTTTTACAGTCCAAAGAGAGTTTAGAAATACTAAACAATAGATATAAGCTTTTTCTTCAACAAAAAGACCTCAAGGAGTCTAAAGAAAAGCTCAAAGAAAGCTTTGACTCAAAGCTTGCGGTAGGCTATAATGAACTAAGCGGCAAAGTGGGCGAAGATATTCCCATTGTAAAAAAGCCCAAAACTTTAAAAGAATTCCTGAATTATGGCAAGACCTCCGAAACAGCAGCAAGCTGAAGAAAAAGTATCAACAGTTGGAGCTTCAAGCAGACTCCAAGCGATTTTAAATAATAAAGATCATAAAGATGATCATTTTAATTTTGAAGAAGCAGTTACTTGGAAGATCTCGACTGGCAGTCTTCTCTTGGATGCAGCAGTTGGTGGAGGCATCACTCCTTCTCTAATTCGTCTTTGCGGACCAAATAACGAAGGCAAAACTCCGCAAGCTCTAGAAATTTGCAGAAATTTCCTTGCAGAAATCCCCAAGAGCAGAGTAGTTTGGGTGTTGGCAGAAGGACGTTTGTCCAAGGAGAACAGAGAGCGTTGCGGGATGAAGTTCGTTACCGACGCTTCTGAATGGACTGACGGCTCTGTCTTCATTCTAGAATCAAATGTCTATGATTTAGTAATTGACGTTATTAAAGATCTTGTCCTTAATAATGCAGAAGATCATCGTTATTGTTTTGTGATTGATTCTATGGATGGTCTTATCTTGAAGAGGGACAAGGACACCAGCCCAGCAGACGCAAGCAAAGTTGCAGGAACTCAAGTTATCAGCAAAAAGCTTTTGCAGTCACTAAGTATTGGAATGTTCAAGCATGGTCACTTGATGATTGCTATTAGTCAGATTACTTCTGAAATTAAGATCGATCCTTATGCCAAGAACGCCCCAAGAGGAGGAATGTTTAGCGGCGGAAATGCGCTCTTGCATTGGGCAGACTTCATCCTAGAGTACAGCCCAACTGCAATGGGAGACTATATTCTTGATAATCCATCGGGCAAAATGAATGACGGCAAGACCAAATCAATTGGAAAATATTCCAAAGTAATGATTCAGAAGTCTACCAGCGAAGCTACTCGCAAGAACATTATTCAGTATCCAATTAAATTCGGCAAAAAGCCCTCTGGTATTTGGGTCGAATATGAGATTCTTGATTGCTTACTGATGTGGGATCTTGTTGTTGCAAAGGGCGCATGGATCACCGTTGATGATTCTTTAATTGAAGAATTGAAGACTGTTGGAATTGATATGCCAAAGCAACATCAAGGAAGAGAGAATTTCAGAAAATGGCTTGAAGAAAATGCTGACGCAACTAAGCATTTGTTCAATAAGCTTAAAGCCGTTCAATCAAAATGAAGCTTTATTCTGTAACCGGCAGAATAATTAACAAAAATGTTTCTCAATTTTTAATAGATTGGGAAAAAGAGTCTCGTTCTAAAATTCAATTTCAAGTAAAGCAATTCTTGAAACCATTTTGGAAGACTCACGTTTGTTATGAAGAGTTTCCGGTTTTCGGAAGCAGAATGAAGGTTGATTTCATTAACATCTCTCGCAAAATAGCAATAGAAGTAAATGGCGACCAGCATTCTTCTTTTAATAAATTCTTTCATAACAACTCAAGATTAAATTACCTTAATTCTATTAAGAGAGACTACAAAAAGTCTGTGTGGCTAGAGAAGAATGGCTTTCAACTAATAGAATTAGAGACCAGCGACTTAAATAAATTAAGCTATGATTACATAAATCATACATTTAATATATCGTTGGTGTAATATAATCTGTGGCAAAAAATAAAGAATTTCATTTCCCAGATAGCATTCTATCACAGATAGATGAATGCTCGCAGGGAGGATTCTTGCTGTTTACCTTTGACAAAAAGGGTATGCCTGAAGTAAGGTCTAAATTCGACAATGCACAAAACGCAATGGCGATGCATTATTATATTAATAATTGGCTTAGTGCTGTTGAGCAGATTAATTTAGAGAACACTATTCACAACATTATTGCCTCTGATCAAGAAGATGAAGACGGTGAAGATGAAGACGGTCCTGCTAGTAAGTAACTCTTTTTTTAGTTAAATGAAGCTTTCCTCTATTAAAGTAGAGCAGCACTTGCTTGGTGCGCTCATTAAAAACCCAGAAGCATTCTACGATTTAGATCATTTTATATCAGAAATTGATTTTACAAATGATGTAAATGGAACAGTTTATTCTGTAATTCGACAACTTTGTAATTCCAAAGAGAAAATTGACAAAGTAATATTAGCTCAAAAGATTCAGAATCTTGGAATCTCATTTCAAGAAGATCTTGATATATATGATTATATTGACTGTATTTCTTTGCCAGTATCAAATAAAGAATCTGCTCTTAAATACGCTCAAGAGTTAAAGCAGTTTTCTATTCGCCGTGATATAAAAGGGATGGCGCAAAGAATCATAGAAACTGTTTCTACCAATCCTGATAAAAATGTTAATCAATTAATAGCTGAAGTAGATTCAATATATGGCGAAAAGATTAATTCTTTTGATGCTACTGAAGAGATTAGGAATATCTTTGAGGACATAGAGGCGTTCATAGAAGAAAAAGGCAATAATCCTCAAGATGAAGCAGGTATAGAATTACATTATCCAGAGTTTGCAAGACTCTATGGCGGGTTAAGAAATGGAAACGTCTACGCTATTGTAAGCCGCCCCGGTCAAGGCAAAAGCTCCTTCTTAGTTGAGATGTCTCTCGGAGCTTATTTAAAGAATAAAAAAGTTAGCGTTCTTTACCTTGATACTGAAATGTTCTCAGAAGATGTTAAACTTCGTATTGCAGCAGCAAAGACCGGAGTTCCTTTCTGGTACATTGACACAGGAAACTGGCGTAAGAATCCTGAAATGGTAACTAAAGTCAGAGGCTTCTTAAAAGAATTTAGTAAATATAATTATACTCATCATTGTGTTGGCAATAAAGGTATTGATGAGATTGTTTCTTTTATTCGTAGATGGTATTATAGTAAGGTTGGAAGAGGAAATCCTGCTCTTATTTGCTATGATTATGTTAAACTTACCGGAGAAAAGGTAGGCCAAAACTGGGCAGAGCATCAAGCTATCGGTGAAAAGATCGATAAACTTAAAAAGATTT